CCGGCGTGAGCCGGTCCACGACTGATCAATGATCAGGCTGGTAATTTACCAGGCTTTGGTTCATCCAGAGCTGTGTCGCTCCGTTGGTAAAAGGGTTTCAATGCCATTTGGGCATTGTGTAATCGGGGTTGACAACCCGACCCTCATTACCTTCTTCAATAAGCCAGCACCGGTTGGTGTTGCACCAACCGGGAGGTCTTTATGATATCCGAGTATTCAATCGGTGATGAAAATGTTTCATTATCCACTTATTTTGAATATCTCAGGCGGGATCGGTATTCGACACCTGCTGTCCTGCGTAAGCAGGGCATCTATCTCGATTACCCGTATGAGCGGACCTCACGGTCAATGCTCAACCCCCGTATCAACGCTCGTGGTTCCAATGGTTCAACTATAAATTCAATATTTGTAGCGAACCTTGGTCCGAACTCGTACCTAAATTCTGGTGCGCGGTCGCTACCGTCGGACGTTGATATTATCAACAAACTAGCCAATAAATGGAAGCAGACCGATTTAAACGTCGGTATGCAGCTCAGCCCCGAAGGGCGTGAGTCCATTGAGATGATGCTCTCATCTATGATGAGGCTATCAAACTCGGCGCGCGAGTTCAAGCGAGGTAACCTCGGCTCCGCTCTGCGGAACCTGGACCACCTCCCTACTGGCGCACGCCGTGTTGTCGCAAGAAAATTTAATTCTGGCGACGTCTCGGGTGCCTTTTTATCAGCCCATCTTGGATGGGAACCTCTGATAAAAGACATCTATGAAGCTAGCAATATTAAAGACCTCACTGAGGAATCAACCCGGCTCTATGCGTCGGCAAAGGGAACACCCAGTGATTGGGTCGTAATAAACCCTGGGCCGTGCATCATAGAGAAATCCGGGAAACTTCGCGTTAAAATACTTATGGATGTTGACAGACCGCCTACGTTCGTTGAACGCTTCGGTCTTGGCAACGCTTTTTCCATAGCATGGGAAGTTGTTCCTCTAAGTTTTGTCGCTGACTACTTCCTACCTATTGGTAGTGTCATCGATTCAATGTACTTCATCTCACAAGTCCGCGTTAAGCAGGCCTGGAAGAAGACATTTGAAGATAGTGTAGTTCGCTACACGTTGCCTCGCGGCTATACGTGGACCGAGCCCAATTGGGTTACCTACACCGTCCAAAACGATGCAACAGTATACCGGCACTATCGTAGCTATACGAGAGTTCCGTATTCGCTGAACTTTGCATCTCCGCTCAACGGTTTGAAGGTTAAATTACCTTCTTCCGTAATGAAGCTGAGTACAATGACAGCTCTCCTCCACCAACGCCTTCGGGCTCTGTGAGTTACTTATGGCAAATATTGCCGCTCTTACCATTAAAGATGGTAAAGCTACCCCTGTTGATCACGTCTTTAACCCCATCCAGGTTAACCCTGCGTTATACCGTCGAAATGGTGTCCCTGGCCAGTCAGTTATCGCTCAAGAGCGGTTGCTGATTGATGTCGAGAACGCCAAATCGTACAACGGTGTTAACAAGGTCAAACTGGAGCTGGTTCTTCCCGTGATGGAACAGGCCTCTGGTGGTGCAGCAACTGGTTACGTTGCCCCGCCGGCTATAGCCCACGAAGAAAGAGTGCAGGTGACCTTCTTCTTCCATCAGCGTTCAGACGCTGCTGGACGAGCGGATCTCCGCTGGCTCTTGTCCAACTTGCTTAAAGATGCGCAAGTTGTTGACGCAGTCGATAATCTCTCCAAACCGATGTAATTGTTTGGTCTGATTGTCCTGCTCTTTCTATTTGTTATATTAACAATAGGTGGTTATATGCCGAAACCTTCTGTTAAACAGAGGTTTTCAGATCGTTGTGATTCTCACACGTCTGATGCCGTTATTGGTTCTATCATAGCGGCAATAGCGGAGACGTCCAGTGAACTCGTTGACGTCGTTCATGACGCAAACGTGATGCTGCGCTCACCGTGCTCTATGCACCTTGAAAAACTACTCAGCCATAGCGCCCTCGGCTTTAAAACCCGAGAGGCTGTCTACGGCTGTTTTCAGCTCCAGGCCCTCTTTAAAAAGAGAAACGACCTGGATCTTGGTGTCGATACAGCAAAGGCTGCGTTGAAGTCTTTTCTTCGCTCCGAAGTGATCTGTAAGCAAATGAATATGGTCCTCCGAGATAAGACGGATCCCGATTATGGGGCCCGCGCTGCGCTTATTTTTAAGATGCAGCGGAAAATTTCTAATCTCCTCGGTCCATTGCCAGATGCTGACCAGCTCTCCTTCGGGTTCGGAGCAGGCTCTAACGTTGGGTGTTCTAAGAACACTAGCGTCCGTATGAAGTTATCCGCGGATGCGACTGCAACTGTTGGTTTAGCCTCCTATTATAAGGGGTTAACATTTAACGTCCAAACCTGGCCGGGGCTCGAGAGAGCTAAGGTCGTGCGTGGAAGCCGTTTTGCAACAGTCCCCAAGACGTCACTGACAGATCGCGCTATAAACGTCGAGCCGATAGTTAACACGTACTTCCAAAAGGGGTACGGTCGTTACATTCGGTCTCAACTGCGACGAGTCGGCGTGGACACGAAGGACCAGACGCTTAACCAGCGGCTGGCTCTCTTGGGTTCGCGTACGGGAGCGTTGGCAACCATTGATTTATCAATGGCTAGTGATACCATTAGCTATTTGTTAGTCATGGACCTCCTTCCGTTTGATTGGTTCGAAGCTTTAGACGCATGTCGCTGTGCCGAGACTCAACTGCCTGACGGCAGCTGGATCGTACTGGAGAAATTCTCCAGCATGGGCAACGGCTACACTTTCGAGCTCGAAACGCTTATTTTTTGGGCGGTTCTGGCTTGCGTCTGTGACGATGGCGATGTTATCAGCGCCTATGGCGATGATCTTATCTGCCCATCTGAGCACTTCGAAAAAGTAGTCTCCGCGCTTTCGCTGCTCGGCTTCATCCCTAACCCTGACAAGAGTTTTGGGAGCGGACCGTTCAGAGAAAGCTGCGGCAAAGACTACTGGGGTGGGTTTGAAGTACGTCCTGTGTTTATAAAAGATGCTATATCTATGAAGGAGATTTTTCGCCTTCATAATTTCTTTTATCGCACAATGGAACTTCCCGGCATCTGTGACCAGCTCCTTCGTCTAGTACCTAGAGAGTTTAGACTCTTTGGCCCTGACGGTTACGGTGATGGTCACCTGCTTTCAGATCTCGGATATAGAATCGAGAATGATAAGCGTGGCTGGGATGGCAGGTGGGCTGTTTTTAAGGCCTTCTCTGCCGTTCCGCGCAACGTAACTTCGCCTGTTAAAGGTGATTACGGTGCTTTTATATACCTTAACACGGAGTCCCGGCCTACCGATGGCTCGCTTCCAAGCGAGTCTATGTATTCGGAAAGGTCTAGGGACGTTAGGTATGTAAAGCGTACTTTTAGG